GCTTTCTGTATGGCGAATACTTCAGCTACCGGCCAACCTACAAGATTTGGCTAGCGATGAACCACCTGCCAATCATCAAAGGCACTGACAAAGGGATCTGGCGACGGGTTGAGCTGATTCCATTCAAGGCCGATTTTGAGGGCCATGAGGACAAGACGCTGGCCACCGCACTGCGCGAGGAGCTGGACGGTATTTTTCAATGGGCACTTGAGGGGCTGCGCCAATGGTGGCAGCGCGGCCTGGACACACCAGAGATCGTGAAGCGGGCAACCAAACAATATCGCGAGGATAGCGATCAGGTTGGCCGGTGGATCGCCGATCGGTGCATCGTTGTGTCAAACGTTTTTCTGTCGAGTGGCACAGGCTACAAAAATTACGAGGCATGGTGCAAAGAAGTCGGCGAAGACGCGGTAAGCCAAAATAAGTGGAGCCGGCGCATGAATGAAAAGGGGTTTCAGGGCAACCCAGACACATCCAAGCGAGGGTGGATCGGGATTGGCCTGCGCGTGGCCCCTGAAAATGAAGATTCTTAAAAGCGCTTTTTAGCACATTTTTGTAGGAACTCTATATATGAAAAATTTTTATAGAAAAGGCTACGAAAAAAGGGCTTTAAAGCGCTTTGCGCTTGATCGAAATTATTTACACATGTGAGGATGAGATGAGACCACGCATCGCCGTCGCAGCACACATCGACTACGCAGAACCTGACGACCTCTTCACGCTCAGCACCCACACCTGCACTGACTGTGGCCAGGCCTTCGAGTCGAGCCGCCCCGCCCATCGCTGTGCGATGTGCACCGCACTTCGCTCGGGCGACGTCGGGCCGGCGACCGTCGTATGTCCAGGATGCGGCGCAGAGCATAAGGTGCCGATCCTCGCCGATCACAAGCTCTGCGGCCCCTGCCGCGCCGACCTCGTGCTGACGAAGATGGCGCTCGAGAGCACGCTCAACGCGGCGCAGTGCCGGGCGGACGAGGCCTGGCTGCGCCTGGACGCCGACCTGGCGCACGCCGACGCGGCCGACCGCGCTCGCTACGACGCGGCAATGGAGCGCGCTGCCGAGTGGGGCGCTGAGCGCTGGCAGCGGGCACGCGACGCCGCGATCGCCAAGGCCGACGGCTTGTCGCCGCTGCTCGCAGCCCGACGCGCGTGGGACGAGGCCGCCGCGGCGCTCGACCAAGTGCGCAGCGACGTCCAGCTCGGGCTGGAGGAAGTCGAAAGGGCAACGACATGAAAACCTGTCGGGATTGCGGTGGCCCGATCAATCGCGGCGCGACGGATAACCGCGCGAATTGCCTCTATTGCCTCGTCTGTGAGACGGCGCGCATTATGGCAACATTTCGGATGCCCAAACGCACAAAGAAAGGACAATGACCATGGCTGACAAAGCCCCCTACCGTCTGACCGTCAAGCTCGACGGCGTAAAGCCTGAGCACATCGCCGCCGCGCTCAACGAGCTACGCGAGCGCGCGGCTGAGTATGATCAGACCGGCGAAGCTAGCGCGACGATGACCATTGAGGGCTACCAGGAGGCGCCGTTGATCAGCGTGATGGAGGCGTTCGAGACCTGGCTGTTCTACCACGGCAAGGTCGATTGCGAGATGACGGTGAAGCGGCCCGGCCTGCGCCCGGAGACGCGCGAGCTGCTGGCCCGCGAGAAGCGCCAGACGCCGATGGATAAGGAATGGCAAGACTTTGCCGACAAGAACGGCGCGACGGTGAGCGGCACGCTGTTCGGTAGGCGGATCGACATGGCGCCGCGCGCAAGTGATGTGCCGGTGAGCAGCGATCGGGAGCCGTAGTCATGCGCAAATCCATCAGCGGCAGCACCTACCCGCCCGATTGGCCCGACATCGCCAAGCGCTGCAAAGAGGCCGCCGCGTGGCGCTGCGTGCGCTGCGGCCATCTACACGACCCGGCTAGGGGCTACACCCTGACGGTCCACCACCTCGACATGGACCCGAGCAACTGCCGCTGGTGGAACCTGGCTGCGCTCTGTCAGCGCTGCCACCTCCAGATCCAGGCCAAGGTGGTGATGGAGCGCGTGTGGATGTTTGAGCACACGCCCTGGTTCAAGCCCTACGTCGCCGGCTACTACGCCTTTCACGCCGGGCTACCCGACGACGAGGCGACGGTCGCACAGCACATCGATGCACTGATCGCGCTCGGGCAGGGCAAGGCCACACGCGAGGAGATCGGACTGTGACCATCTTCGAAAGCGAGTACGACACCGCCTACGCTCCGCTTTGCTGCACGCACTGCGGCCAGGAGCTGGACTACGAAGAGTGCGACCAGTGCGGCGGCGATGGGTATTTCGACGACGAATGGCTGATGGAAGAGGATCCGCTCTGGTATCAACCCGGCGATACCGAGGCCTGCACACAGTGCGGCGGCGAGGGTGGCTGGCATTATTGCAGCAACCGTGAGTGTCCAGGAAAGCGAGATGAAGATGACGACGCCTGACCCCTTCCCACTCAACACCCCCGTCTACACCCCGCACGGGCGCGGCACGGTCGTCGCGTATTCGCGGCTGAAGCACAGCCGCTACGTGGTCGAGTATCCGGGCCAGGACCGTAAGCTGTATCGGGCCGACGAGCTGCGGAAGGTCGAGGGAGTGCCGCTGGCGATGCAGAGCCAGGTGAGGGGGACGCCGTGAGCTACAGCGACTTTCTCGCAAACAAGCGCATCATCGCGCCAACACTCGGACGAGCCATTGCAGCTACCGATGTGCATCCGGCGCTCTTCCCATTCCAGCGCGATCTTGTGGTTTGGGCTGTGCGCAAGGGCCGAGCGGCGCTCTTTGCCGATACCGGGCTCGGCAAGACCTTCATGCAGATCGAATGGGCGCGGCTCATCGGGGAAAAGACCCTGATCGTTGCGCCGCTCTCCGTGGCACGTCAGACCGCCAGAGAAGCGGCGAAGATTGGCGTTGACGTTCGTTACGTGCGCCGTGGCGACGAGGTGAGCGGCCCCATCGCGATCACGAACTACGAGATGATCGAACACTTCGACCCTACGCAGTTTGGCGCGGTCGTGCTGGACGAAAGTTCGATCCTCAAAGCGTTGGACGGCAAGACACGCCAGAAGCTGACCGAGATGTTCGCTGGTGTGCCCTATCGGCTCGCTTGCACGGCGACGCCGGCGCCGAATGACATCGCCGAGATCGCCAATCACGCCGAGTTCCTAGGCGTGATGCGCCGGGTCGAGATGCTGGCCTCGTTTTTTATTCACGATGACGACGGCTGGCGGCTGAAGAAACACGCTGAAACAGCATTCTATCGCTGGATGGCAAGCTGGGCAATGAGTGTGCGGCGGCCGTCTGACCTCGGCTATACCGACGACGGCTACATCTTGCCGCCGTTGACCGTCTCACCACTCTGGGTCGCTTCCGACTATGTACCCGAAGGCCAGCTCTTTTTCACTGGTCTACAGGGCATCCAGGGTCGTACGGCGGTACGCAAGGGCACGCTGAATCAGCGGGTCGACGCCGCGGCGGCGCTCGTAAACGCCAGCACCGAGCCCTGGATCGTCTGGTGTGGGCTGAACGATGAAAGCGATGCGCTCGCCGCCGCGATCTCGGATGCGGTTGTGGTTGAAGGGTCGATGACGCCCGATGAGAAGACGGCCCGGATCGAGGCGTTTCAGGATGGCCGACATCGTGTGCTCGTGACCAAGCCACGAATCGCCGGGTTTGGCATGAACTTTCAGCACTGCGCCAAGATGGTCTTTGTAGGCCTCTCCGACAGCTTCGAGAGCTATTACCAGTGCATCCGGCGTTGCTATCGGTTTGGGCAGGTGCGTTCTGTCGAGGCGCGCATCGTTTTGTCAGATGCTGAAGAGGCGATTTACCGCAACGTTGTTACCAAAGAAGTGGAGTCCCAGCAGATGAGTGAGAAGCTAATCGAGCAAGTGCAGGCCTATGAGCGCGAAGAGATCGGCGCTCCTGCCGAGCGTGCTGTCTACGCGATGGGCGATGCTGCCGGTGAGGGATGGCGGCTGATGCTCGGGGATAGCGCCGAGCGGCTGCGCGCGATCGTAGATAACAGCATCGCGCTGTCGGTCTATTCACCGCCGTTCGCGTCGCTCTACACCTACAGCAACAGTGAGCGCGACCTGGGGAACTCTCGCACCGCCGCCGAGTTTTTTCAGCACTACCAGTTCATCATCGCCGAGCTGCTGCGGGTCACGATGCCAGGCCGGAGCACCTGTGTTCACGTTCAGCAAATCGCGGCGATGCTAGAGCGCGATGGCTATATCGGCCTGAAAGACTTTCGGGGGGATGTCATTCGGGCGTATCAACAGGCGGGCTGGATCTATGACGGCGAGGTCTGTATCGACAAAGACCCCCAGGCGCAGGCGATTCGGACGAAAGCAAAAGCGCTGATGTTCGTGCAGCTCCACAAGGATTCGTCATGGTCGCGCCCCGCCCTCGCTGACTACATCCTGAAGTTCCGCAAGCCCGGCGAGAACCCAGCGCAGATCCAGCCCGACGTGACGAACGACGAATGGATCGAGTGGGCGCGCCCGATCTGGTATGGCATCTCGGAAAGCGATACGCTCCAATACACCACGGCGCGCGACGCCGAAGATGAGCGCCACATCTGCCCGTTGCAGCTCGGCACAATCGAGCGCTGTATTCGGCTGTGGAGCGCGCCCGGCGAGACTGTCTTAGACCCCTTCGCAGGCATCGGCTCAACCGGATGGGAGGCAATCAAACGCGGCCGGCGCTTCATCGGCTGCGAACTCAAGTCATCCTACTGGCGTATCGCCAAGCAGAACCTCGAGGCGATCGAGGCAAAGTCAAGGACGCGCACCTTGTTCGATCTGCTGGAGGAGGCTGTATGAACCCGATCATCCTCGCGCTCGACAGCTCATCCGTGATGCTGGGCTACTGCCTCTACGACGGCGCGGTGCTGGCCTCGGGCGAGATCGTGCTCAAAGCCGACGACATCGCCGAGCGCTGCCGGCTGGCCTTCGCGCAGTTCAACGGGCTCTTGGAGCTGTACGCGCTGCCCGACGTGGTGGCGATGGAGGCGCCAGCGACCCGATTTATGAAGAGCGCCATCCCGCAGTGCCATGTGCAGGGCGCCATTATGTGCGCGGCGAGCCTCAAAGGGTTACTGGTGGTGTCCATTGCGCCCGCGCACGCCAAGCTGGTGCTCTGCGGGTACGGGAACGCTGGCAAGGATGCGATGATGGCAGCAGCCTGGGAGCGCTACGGAGTCAGGGGAGAGCACGCCAGCGATGCGCTGGCTGTGGCGTTGGCCGCGTGTAGGCGGGTGAGCGTAGAAAGGGCAGCGGCATGAGCGCCTACACCCTCACCCGTTGCCGCGACTGCGGCCACGAAGAGCGCCGCTACTCGAACGTGAAGCGCTGCCGGGTTTGTCGCGGGCCACTGGAGCGACCGACGGTGGCGGAGCAGAGCGCCGCGCGGCTGCGGCTGGCGGGGCAGATTGTGGAGCGGGCCAGGCTCTGGAGTGCGCACGACCCAGTATTGCAGGCGTTGCTACGCGAGTGGGAGGCGCTGTAATGCTCACTGCCTACGAGGTGCTACTGCGCGAGCTGATTGCGCATGGTGCGGTGACCTACAAGCAGCTGGTGCATCGCTACGGCGATCGAGGCTATACCTATAACCAATTCACCGCCGCCGCGCATAAGCTGCGTCAGGATGGCCTGGCGCTGCCCGTGCATCTCTCGCACCGGCACGTCGTCAAGGCACCGGGCGCGCAGTGCCCGTGCTGCGGGAGGGCGCTATGAACTTCTCCCGACCTCCACCCCCACCCGCCCCGGAGCCCTACGACCCGCAGGCCTGGTCAGGACGCTGTTGTGCGCGGCTGCGCAAGCACTACGGCGACTGGGCGACGCTTGATCCGCACAACACGTCCGAGCGCCCGGCGATTCAGAATATGGCGCAACTGATGCGGTTGTTTCACGCGGTGCGCAGTGAGCACGAGGGGTGATAGAATGGCAGAACCAGCACAAGCGACAATCAAAGAAGCGGCGGCCTATCTCCACTACAGCGTGCGCACCGTGCAGCGGATGATTGAGCGCAAGGCGCTGCCAGCAACCGGCAAGGGTGCGCTGCTCCGCGTGCCGTGGGATGCGCTGCGTGACAAGCTCGCCCGCATGCAGAAAGGGGAATCACCATGGGCACCGCACCCCGACGCGGAGACGACGCCCCCCGCAAGCGCCGCAAAAAGGGCACGGGCGGCATCTGCACGGACAAACACGGGCAAGTCTGGTACTCCTACCAAGACGAGTACGGGAAAACTCGCCGACGCCGTGCGCGTAGTGAGCAATCCGCCGGAATGGCACTAGCCGAGATTCTGGCGGCGAAAGAGAAAAAGCTCCGTGTCACGGACGGGCAGCAGCGGCTCGACACCTACCTCGAATACTGGTTGAAGACGGAGATCGCCCCAGCCGTCGACGCCGGCGACCTGAAGCCCCGCACCCTTGAGCACTATCTGAAACTGATCAGTAGCTACATCGTGCCGTTCATCGGCCACTATGCGCTCGTCGACCTGACCGCCCCGCTGATCGGTGAACTGCGCAACACATTGCGCGCCAAGCTGGTGCCCGACACGGTGAACGCCATTCTTGGCCTGCTCTCTCGCGCGCTGCGCGATGCGGTCGCCTGGCGCTATATTGACACGAACCCGGCCAGCAAAGACGGCGTGAAGCGCGCCCGGCGCCCAGTGGACGCCGACGAAGATCCGCCCACAGAGGCCGAGGTGCGATCACTCCTGGCTGCGGCCGACGCGGAGACCGCGCCGGGCTACGCGCGGCTGGCGTTCGCCCTCCACGTCAAGGCGACGACCGGCGTGCGCGTCGGCGAGCTGCTGGGGTTGCGCTGGATGGATGTCCATCTGGACGAGGGATGGTTCGAGATCACTCAGCAAGTGCAGCAACGACGAGGTGCCGACCCAGAAGGTGCGCGCACCTGGAAGACGCTGCGCTTCATTCCGCCCAAGACCGCGGCGGCGCGACGCCGAGTCGTCATCCCGCCGCGCCTGCTCGCAGGCTGGCGGGCGTACTATCAGACTGAGCGGATGCGCGCGGGTGAGTTCGGCCTCGTCTTCACCACCCGCAACGGCACGCCCGTCCAGCCGACGAACTTCGCGCTGCTCTTTCGTCGGTGGTGCGCGGTCGCCGGCATCGACTCGCACCCGCACGCGCTGCGCCACTTTGTGGCGACGCTGCTCGGCGAGAGTGGCGCAAGCGATGTCGTCGTGCGGGCGCTCCTGGGCCATGGCAAAAAGGGCGTGACCCAGCGCTACCAGAAGGGCCGGCTTCCTGCGATGCGCAAGGCGATGGCCTACGTCGAGGATCAGCTCTGGACGGCGGGGCTGGATCTGGAAGAGACCGGCACTTGACGGAGTGTGCTATACTACGCATATGAGCGGAATAGCGAAGCAACTGAAACAACTACGCACGGCGCACAGTAAGCGACTGAAAGACATCGCCGCCGAAACCGGGCTATCAGTTTCCTATTTGTCGGACATCGAACGCGGGCACAGGGCCGTGTTTGATACGGCCCTGACGACCCTCAATAAAATCCTGGCCTGTTACGGACTTGAGGCGCGGCTGGAAGTGCGCGTAATTGGGGATGACGCTCCGCGATAGACACACGCATGTGTGTCTATGAGCGCTTTTCAACAGGCGCTTTGAGGCATCAGGACGCCAAAACAGAAGTCTCCTAATCACTATTATAGCAGAGATCAGTAGCAAATTATTACACTTGGCTGTGATGTCTTTTTCAGCGTACTACTGGCCTTTTTAATCTTGCTGTAATGACAGGCGCTGCCACAGGATGACAGGCCGCGCCTGTCATAGACACACGGATAGACACACAGGAGGGATCGATGGGCCAACCAACCATCACCGATGGCCAGGTGCGCATCGCGATCGCGGTGCTGCGTGCCTACGTCGACGGCACGCTCAGCACCGATCTGTGCGACGAGCTGGACGAGGCGATCGCGGCGGCGTGGAACGTGATGGTGCGCGAGCCATGAAGCTCGCCGAGCAGTACATGTCCACTGTCTGCAACGTGACCGGCTGCGACGCCGCGCCGACCCACCGCGCCGAGATCGTGATCTATGCGCAGACGAGTAGGCTGCACCAGCCCGCGATCGGCTATCTGCCGCTCTGCGTCTGCGCTGCCCACGCCGACGCAGAGCACGCCAGGGCGCTGCTCTCGGAGGAGGGCAAGCAGCAGATCGCGGCGCAGTTTGTGCGGGCCGGCCGGGCGTGGCCCGACTGGAAGCGGTCGTTTGTGCGGTGGGTGCCGCTGAAGAAGGAGTGAACGATGAGTGACCCCTACGACCTCGCGGACATCGCCCGCCGGGTGTACCACGCCGAAGCCGAGAACGCCCTGCACTGGGCGGCCGGCGAGATCGCGCGGCTGCGGGCCAAGCTCGACGAGTCCGCGCGGCTCTGGGCGGCTGCGGTCGCACAATCTGAGCACTCTGAGCGAGATGCGGCCGTGCTGACCAAGGCGCTCGAGCGTATGCGGCGAATGGTTGACGAGGCGATCAGCGGCGTGTCGAAGCCACACCTTCACCAGTGGCAGCGTGTGCTTGTCCAGGCCGATGCCGCACTTGAAACAGACGCCGGCGCGCAGCTCCTCACGCTCATCTCCGCCGCCGTCCGCTACCGCGACGCCGTGCGGGCTGACGACATCGGCCACCAGTGCGAAGCCGAGCAGGCGCTGCTGGCGGCGGTCGAGCAGATCGAGGGAGGGCAAGGCGATGCACTTTGACCGAGAACCCGCCGCGCGTCTGGCCATGGCCGCATATATCGGCGAAATCTGTCGCTACTGCGGGCACGAGTACACATCGCACGAAGACCTACGTGCGCGCCAGATCGTTTGGGCGCATCACCCGGACGAGCCAGCTATCAGCGGCAAAGGCCAGAGCATCGCGTGCCGGGACTGCTTTGCTCGAGCACATCTAGACTGGAAAGGAAACGAGGATGGCTGATCTGACCGACCACGAAAAGCAATTTCTGGCACTGGCTATCCGGGCCCTGTGTATGCGCGGCGGCCCGGAGCTGTTTGCGACCGCAGCAAGGATCGCCGAAAAACTCGGCCTGACAGCGCAGCTTGGTGCATCGCTTCGGAGTTGGATCGCCTATGCACAGCGCCAGGCCGTCGAGCGCCGCTGCGCGCGATGCTCGCGCCCGATCGACAATCTGAGTGGCTGGCATATCGCTCGCAGCGACGGAGGCACGATCGAGGTGTGCGGCGCCTGCTACGTGCCGCGGCGAGACGAGCTCGTCGCGACGGCAAGGGGGATGTGATGCAGACTGACCCGATCAGCGCCGCCCACGTCTACCGCCAGGCCCTGCAGCAAGTGCTCAAGGCCAAGGTGCTGCACGAGGCGCGGCAGGCCGCGGCCAAGGCGCTCGACATCACCTTCGATCGCCCGACCGAATCGCACATCAGCGTGGCGAGTGGCTATGGGCACAACACGAACGAGCCGTTCGTCACCCTCTCGATCGCCAATCCCGCCGAGACGGCCAATCCGACCGTGCAGCTCAGGGCCGAGATAGCGCAGCAGATCGCGCACGATATTCTCGACGCGGCCGACGCCGCTATCAGTGACGCCTTTCTTGTCGGCTGGCTCAGCACCGGCATGGATGTCACGGAGCGACAAGCCGCGAGTCTGCTAAACGACTTTCGGGCCTACCGGGAGAGCAGGGGGAAAGACAGAGAGGAGGTCTAAATGTACGACTCGACCCGAGACACGCAGGACCATATCAACAAGGTGCAGATCCGCATCGCCGAATTTCAAGCCGAACTCGACACCCGTGCGGCACTACACGACCGCAGCAAGCTCGTCGAGCCCGAAAAAAGCGGGTTCGATGTGCTCACGCACAACCTGGCAACGCTCACCTATGGTAGTGACGAGTACCGCGCGGCGCTGGCGGAGAACAAGCCGACGATCGACCACCACTACGCGGTCAACAGCCACCATCCCGAGCACTACGAGAATGGGGTGAGCGGCATGTCACTGCTCGACGTGGTCGAAATGCTCTGCGATTGGAAGGCCGCCAGCGAGCGCACGAAGCAGGGCAGCATCGCGCAGAGCCTACTGCATAACCGATTACGGTTTGGCATTGATGACCAGCTCTACATGATCCTCGCAAACACCGTGCGTGAGTTAGGTTGGTGAGCGGGGCTGCGGCGGCCCGTCCCAGAGGTCGCCGCCGGCGCCGGAGTGCGTCGCGCCTGCCCCGCGTGACACAAGCATAGCATAGAACAGGAGTGCGATATGTCCCTCGCTGCATCTGAGGAGGCCGCGGCCATCCTCATCCGCACATTCGAGGCGCTGGCCCGCGCCTCCCACAAGACCCTCAGCCAAAAGACCCGCGCCGACCTCACGCGCGCCTGCGAGCTGCTCGCGCGTGGCGATTCGTATGACGAACTGCTGGTCGACCTGTTGGAACAGCCGCCCATCCGCAACGACCGTGTGACCCAGGCGATCGAGCGCGAGTCGGTCAACAGCTACGGCGATCCGCGCTTTGGCGCGTGGCGACGGCAGCGACACGAGGACGCGCAATGACGACACAAAAGCAGAGCACTGATGAGAAGCGCCCCGCTGGCGTCCTACGCGCCCCGTTCAGTCGCGCCGACCTCGACCGCGCGGCGCCCTGGCTGCGGCTGCTGTTCGGCGCCGCGCTCATCGCCTGGTCGTCCTACACGACGGTGCTGGGTGTCGGCGTCGACTTTGCGCCGCTTGTCACGGGCCGTGAGGTCTACGGCGTGCCGCTCGCCGCGGTGGTGGGACTGAGCGCAGCCGCCCTCATCACGCTCGTCGAGTGGCTGACGAGCGAGCAGGCGCCGCTGATTTACGCCGCGGCGCTCGTGGTCGACGCGCGCTATACTCAGTGGCAGATCGGTCCGTGGATCGAGCCACTGACCACCTACCACCTACGCGCCGCGCCGCCGATCGTTGCCATAGCGGTATCGTTTGTGGTATCCTGGGGGCTAGCACTCCTCATCGCCCGCTACGGCGAAATCCTGTTGTTTGGCAAGCGACGCTAGAAGAGGTGCGGCCATGTCGGGATTCGGGATCATGCTCGCGATGTTTGCGATCGTGCTGGCGCTCGTCGCCCTGATCAAGCTGCTGGCCTGGGTCGACCGGGCGCGCGAGCAGGGCTGGCGGCCACTGTTCGGTGTCAAGTCTTTTCCTGCTGAGCACACGACGGTTATGTCGCGCCCGGCGGACGAGCGCGCCGAAAATGTACCGTCGTCTCTACAGACAGACGGCAGACAGACGGCAGACCGCCCCGTGATACCGAAGCCGACGCCCGAACAAATGCTTGACATCTTTCGCGTGTTGCGCGCGAAGGGGATCAAGCGTGATGACATCGCCGAGGTGTGGCGCGCGGCGGGGCTGTCCCTCGACACGAACCTCTGGACGAAAGCCAAGCCCCCCGCTGAGGAGCCGAGCAAAGTGACGCCGTTCGCTGACCGCCCGACCGATGCCGCATTCTACGACGACCTCATCCATAAATCGCTCGAGCAATCCAGCCGCTAGCCCCGCCACCACCCCACGAATCACCACGCCCCGATCGAAGACTCGATCGGGGCGTTTGTGTTAGTCGCGCACCCACTCGCTGAGCGGCCGAACGACGCCATTCTTGTCGAGCGCGCCAGCCTTCCACAGCACGACCATGAACAGCGCCCGCAGCTGTACGTTGGTCAGCTGATCGGCCGCCACCCCTACCGCGCTCTGCGCCACCTGGAGCACCTTCGATCGCAAGGCCGCCGCATCCTGCGCGGCCTGCTGGGCGGCGGCCACCCTTGCGGCTACGCCTGCGTCGATCTCGGCCTGGGTCGGGTCACTCGGCAACGGCCCCCGCTGGGCCAGCCACTCGGCACTCGTGAGGCTGCGCACATGGGGCGGGTCCCAGTACAGGACGTAGGTATTGCCATCGTCGCCGGCGGCCTGGCGCGAGAGGCCATCCTGGGCGACGAGGTCGGCGAGGGCCTGGGGAAGCAGGGGCATGGGCGCTCCTATGCGATGCGGTATGCGACGGTGAAGCGGATGTCTCCAGCCGCCTCGACATTGATCACGGTCGACCCGGCGTTGTTCGCGGGCGTGTACAGGCGTGCGTAGTCGTTGTTCGCGTTCACGACCGCGATCGGCGGCAGGGCGCCGAATGTCACATTTTGATACCAGAGCGACGGGTAGGCATTTCCGTTGCTGGTGGCGCTCGTGAACGGCAGACTGATGCGCGCCTCGCCGGTGCCGGTCGCCGCGGTCCAGATGACAATACACTGCACAACGACCAGCGGCCCGAACCGGACATAGTGCCCCGACTGCGTGGTGTAGGTCGTCGCGCCGGCGGTCGTGCCGCCCACGTAGGTCGGCGTGTAGCTGGCAAGGTCGTAGCCCGAGCGCAGATTGAGGAAATCCGGCTCCAGGTAGGGATAGAGCTTCTTGGCCAGCTCGGTGAGATGCAAATCTGCGGCCATGTCACCCTCCCAGCAGCGACAAGCGCAGGTCGAGCGAGTCGGATGCGGCTGGTTCCAGCTCCACACTGACGCGCCCGCTATCGATGGAGCAGGTCACACGCTCGACGTACTGGCGCGCGGCGGTGTCATACGCCGTTGCGCTCGGCGCCGCGTCGAGCATCCCCACCTCCAGGTACATCATGTCCGGCCGGACATCCCACGGCTCGACGAGCGCCCCCTCGGGTGAGAATACCTGGTGACTGCCCAGCGGCGAAAGGTAATCGATCGTGCTTGGTGTGGCGCCGGCCCACTTGCGGAACGTGAGCGCGCGCCCCTCCAGGCACATGAGCACCCAGCGGTCGGAGCCATCACCCTGCGCGACGAGCTGCGCGATCTTGTCCAGATAGGTCGTGTCGGTGGCGATGAACTCAGTCGCGCTTTGGCCCGTCGATCCGATGTTCGCGCGGCTGGTCGACAAGAAGGCGTTGGTCACACCGATGCCGACGCCCGAGGTCTGAACCAGGTCGCCGATCTGCGTCCCCGTGGCGGTGCTTGTGGTGCTGGTGCGGCTGGTCACGACCCAGTCAAGCGTCCTGTACCAGCCCCGAAAGCGGCACTCCACAGCGATCTTGCCCTGGTCGCCGGTGGTGATCGCAGTGGCTGGTGTCTGCTGCGGGCTGGCGTACTTGGCCTGGAGGAGTGACGCCAGGCTGCCCGCCGCTCCGCTGGTGGTGTTGCCCAGCTTGGCGATATAGTCGTGCGTGCCATAGAGCGCGATGCTCGCCGCGTCGGTCGTCGGGCTGGTCGTGGCGGGGACGCCGTTGGTGTCGGTGTAGCGACAGCGGATGCGGTTATAGACCGACTCGACATTCGCCCCGCGTTTGCGCGGGCCGACCGCGATGCTGATCTCTGCTAAGAACCCCTCCCAGATGGTTTGTGCGTCCGGCCCAGTAACCACGGTCGAGCGCATCAGCCAGTTATTCAGGACATCGATCGCCTCGTCCAGGTCGCACAGAAAGCCCACGCGCATCGTCTCAAAGCCGCCCGTCGCCACGATGCTGTGCTGATAGCTCTCGCTGCGCGCGGCCAGGTCGATGCCGTGGTAGTTGGTCGTCGGTGCGCCCCCAGAACCCCGCTCAAACAGTGGGATCGAGAGGCCGATCTCAGAGAGCAGCATCTAGGGTCCCCGGACAATCGGAAACAGGATGCAGATGGACGACGGATGCAACGACCCCGGCGCCCACAGCTCCTGGATGGTGCTCTGGGTTTGGCCATTCCAGGTCGCCAGCACCGTCACGTCATCGACGGTCATAGCCACGGGCGCCACATCCAGGAGCATGAGCAGCACCGAGGGCGCCGTCGTCTGCGTCACAGCCCAGTGGTTTGCAAGGAAGACCCCGCCGGACGTCTCCACGCTCCGCAGATGGAGGCCGACCGGGATCGTCACATCCACACCCGCCGCGCCAGGCGGCAGCGCGACGGTCACAGCCAGCGTGTCACCCGCCTGCACAGCGCGCGGGGTGCTGGTGATGGTCCAGGCTGGCGGGGCGGGTTGCGCGGCGGCAGCGGTCATAAGCAGCAGCGCGCAGAGGACGATGATCAGCGTTCGCATTAGTCATTCCCTCGTAGTGTTTTCCAAAGCGCCGACTGGGTGGCGGTCGTGGTGAATGTGGCGCTGGACGGCGCCCCGCTGGTCTTGTCGACCGCCATCAGCCAGAGGCTGGCGCCCGAGACGTAGATCGGCGGCGTGCCGTCGACCCTGCCGTAGTAGGTCTGACTGCCACTGTTGAGGACATACGCCTCAGCCTTGCGCAGCGGCAGGCACGGCCGGTTGCTGGTCGCCACGAACCCGCGCACATGCACCACGCCGGTCGTGTTCAAGATGCTGTCCAGGCCGCTGACCTTACACAGCGAGTAGTAGTAGACGACGTAGAAGTTCGATAGCGTGATGGTCACACTGCCGCCCGTGGTCGAGCGCACCTCCAGCACCACATACAGCGTGGTGAGTGCGGTGTCCCTGAAGATGGCGCTCGGCACCGTGCCGGCGTCATACCTTCCATCGTTCGTCGTCGGCGCGAACCAGGGCCCGGTATAGAACGGCGCCGGCGTGGACGACGACAGGTACACTTTCAGGCGCATCTCTGAGTTGGCGCTCACGCTGGAGCACTGCCCGATCAGGCGCATCTTGGTCGCTTGCTTGGCGTCCAGCACCGTGCCGACCGTGATGGTATCGCCCGTGCCGGCGCTGGCGCCCGTCGTCGAGCTGGTCGTCACGCTCTGGGTCGTCGCATCGGTCGTGATGCTGTCGATCGAGCCGAGATAGAGATTCTGGTTTGAGAGTGTGCCGCCGCTCGCGTTGGTCATGGCCAGATTGAGCGGCTGGCCCTCGTAGATTAGGTCGCCCGAGCCAGTGGTGTACGCCACGATGTTGTCGGGCGAGCCCGAAAAGTTGTTATTGATCGACTGCGCGTTGATGACGGTTTCGCCCGAGGAGAGCGCGGCCCAGAACGGCGCGCGACTGAGGACGATCTCGGCGTCGTACTCGACCCAGCCCTCCCAGGCCTCGAAGGCGCTGGCCTGCTCGGTCACTTCGCGCACAAACGCGCTGTACACGTCGCTGGCCATCGCCGTCGAGCTGCCGGTCGGCTGCACGCTGAACACGGCTGGCGTCGTCGCGCTGACGGTGGCCAGCGCTCGCTTCAGCTCCTGCACTCGTGTGACCGCGTTCTCGTGGCTGGAGCCCACGACCGAGATCGGGATGCGCTCGACGACGTTGTCATAGCTGGAATAGGCGAGGCGGCGCCCCGGCACGAAGGGCGGCCCTCCGCCCCAGATCGGCAGCGGCTCGGGCGTCGCCAGGGTCCAGCCGTGCCGGATGGCGAACGGCGTGGTCGACGCAGCGGTGGCCGCCCCGCCGGCGGTCGGCGTGCCGTTGCTATTGACGAGGTGAATGCCCCCGATGGAGATCGTTGGTGCCATTAGAATCGCCCCTGCGCACGCTTCAGGATCTCATCCATCACGGCCTGCGCGATCGCCTGCGGATCCTGTCCTGGCCCAGCCTGGATGACGATCGCGCCCGCCTCAATCTTCAGTTGATTTACTGCGGTCTGGAGCTGGCCGAGGAGCGACCCCGCCGCGTGCGACGTGTCCGGGCCAGGCGAGAGGCTATTGAGCAGCGCCTGGAGTTGAGCGGCGAGCCCAGCCGGCCCGCCACTCGGCGCAATCTGCGACCGCTCGCCGAACGCCTGGATCTCGGCGGCCTGAGCCTGTTTAATGAGGTCGATCCGCTGCTGGAGCGCGTCGAGCGCAGCAGGGTCGTAGCCCTGCTCGCTTGGGCCCAGCATCTTGTTGTACTGCTCTTGCAGCTTGGCCAACTCCAGGATCTGATTGGAGCGCAGCTTGTAGTATTTCTCGGCTTGCTCGGGGTCCTGGAGCTGCTGGGCTTGCGTGAGCGCCTCGCTCAGCTCGCCCTGGACGCTGGCCGCCAGGTCCGCGCCGAACTTGCTCACCGCGTCGAGATTGCGAGAGAGCTGGCGGTCGATCGAGGCGGTGGCGTCGAAGGCGTCGGCGATCGCGCCATGCACCTTGTCGGGGAGATCCTCCATGATGCGCTGCGCGTCGTCCGCCATATTTTTCAGCAGGCGCACCGTCTCGTCGGCCAGGCCCTTCGTGTCGTTGAGCATCGACGTGGTGATCTCTTGGACCGCCGACGCGAGGCCGGGGAGCATCGCCTCCATGCCCTGGATGATGCCCAGCACGACGGGCTCACCGACCTGCTTCGCAAACTCGTCTGACGGGCTGCTGATGCCGAGCGCGTCCTTGGCGGCCTGGAGCGCATCATGGGCGATGCCCTCCAGTTTGCTGTAGAGCTGCCCGGCCGCGCCCTCCACGCCCTGGACGATGCCGCCGATGATGTTCGCGCCGATCGCGATCATCTGGCCAGGGAGCGCCTCAAGGGTCGAGACGATCGAGTTGCCTAGCTCCGTCACCGCGCCCACGATCACACCGACGCCCGCCTCTGTGCTGGCGATGAGCGACTGCCAGGCGCCCGAGAAAATCGTCTCAATGATTTGCAGGAACGACTGCACGATGCGGATCAGGTCTTGACCTACTCTCTCCTGGGTCGCTTGGATCGTCTGCCAGGCGCCCGAGAAGTCGCCCTGGATGAGCTGGAGCGCGCCCTTGATAATGCCCTGGATGAGTGTGAGCGCCCCGTCGATGATCGCCTTGATCGCGTTCCACACGCTCGACAGGATGGACTGGATCTCGGCACCGTGGCTGCTGATGAAGCCGGCGATCGCGGTGAGCGCAGGCACGATGGTCGCCTGGATCAGCTGCATCGCCAGCTGGATGATGCTGTTGATCTGTGTCCAGGTTTGGCCGACGAACGCCAGAATATCGGCGCCGTTGGCCTCCCAGAACGCGGCGATCTGCGCCAGCACCGCATTGACCACCTCGGCGATCGGCGGGACCAGCGCGATGATGGTGTCGTGAATGCTCTGCCAGGTCGCCTGTGCCTGGCCGAGCATCGCGTCGCCATTCTCGCTCCAGAACGCCTGAATGTCGCTGAACACCGAGGTCACGATGGCCAGGATCTGGGGGAGCGTCTCCTGTGTGACGCCGAGCAGCAGCTCGAAGGTGGGGGAAACCTGAGACAGGGCCTCAACGAACGAATTGACCGGATCGGTCATGTCGGCGAGGGCCACAATCCCATCGCCGATCTGCGTGAAGATCGGGCTGACATCCTCCAGGCTGTACAGCGCGTTGACCAGCCCGCCGATCCAGTCGCCGCCCTCGGCCCCCACCTGAAAGGCGGAGATGAGATCGCCGATGCGCCCGACTGTTGCCTCGATCGCCGGCGCGACGCTGTCGTTCAGCACGCCGAACAGCTGATTGAGCAGCGGCAGCACCAGGCCGCCCAGCGTCTCGGCGGTTTCGCCCATGCGGTCCTTGAATTGGGCCCAGCCGCCATCAGCTTTCGCGGCGGCCTCGGCCGAGCCCCCAAACTCTTTACTCAGCTCGTCGAGGATGACCTGCTGGGCGCCGGCGATGTTGCCAGCCTCCTGCATGGTCTTGATCTGTTTCTTTTGGGCCTCTGTGAACGTCACGCCCACGCGGGTCAAGGCGGTGATGCCGGCGATCGGGTCGTTGAGGGCCTTGCCGAGTTGGATGGCGTTATCCTTCAGCGCCCCGCCCAGCGCCTGGGCCATGTCGACCGAGATCGCGGTCGCGGCGTCCAGCACCTTGTCCTTGATGTTCGTGAAGGTGAGGAGCATGTTCTCGGACTGCTGGATCTGGTCGTCGCCAAACAGGCTCTTGCCCGCCGCGGCCGACAGACTGCTCGCGTAGTCGGCGATGTGCTCGGCTGAGACGCCGGCGGCGTGGCCGGTCGACTCGATCACGGCCTCGGTCTGGGCCATGATCTTGGTCGCCTCGCGGGCATCGCCGATACCTTCGACCAGTGTGGCGCCGACCGCCGCGATCCCCGCCGCGGCCACCCCCAGCCCGATCGTGCCCAGCGTCTTGAGACTGCCGCTAATAGTCGAAAGACCAGACGATGCCTGGTCTTTGAGGGTCACGAGCAGTTCTAGGGCAGCTTGCGAGGGCATAGCTAGGTGTTCCGTTTGCGACGCTTTTCAAGCAGCTTCTGATGGTCGCTGACAGCGTTGAGGCGCGCGATCAGCTCCTCTAGGTAGTCGGGATCGAATCGTCCGATCTGCTCAGGTGTCCATCCAAAGCGCTCCGCAAGGATGACCTCGACGGCGAAGTCGCCAATTGGAGACTCACGCTTTGCGGGTGCGGCGCGGTCGAGCCGGCTTCGCCAGCGCTCATAGAGCCACTGGCTGTAACTGACTTTGGGTTTGGGCTCTTGCGCTTCTGATTGCGCTCGCCGATCTCGTCCACCACACGCGCGATGAACGGGTCGGCGGTGTCGAGCGTGCGAATGCGCTCGGGCGTGCAGGGGACCGGCTGGCCTGTTGCCTCGTCGACAAAGTCCGGGCCCTCCCAGCGCACAATGTTGTGGAGCAGCAGCGCCATCTCATTGTCGCCGAGGTGCCCCTCGATCCCTTCCCCGTTCTTCCCGATCTTGACCAGCTCGCTCGACACCTTGCCGCGTGTCTGGACATCCATCCGCGCGCGGATCCAAATGATGTTGGGCGCCTTGTCGCTCACCACCTCGGCGGGGTTGAACTCGTAGATCGCGACGGGCGGGTCGGTCACAAAGAAGCGGGACATGTCGGCTCCTTAGATCGTGGTCTTGGTGTTCTGGCAGTACAGGACGAAGTCGGCGGCGGCGGTGCTGTCGTACTGCGACTGCACCGTAAAGGCCATCGTGCGGTTGGCGCCCTCGACATCGCCCCAGGTGAGTGCGTCGAGCGGGCCGTAGATATCCAGCTGGATGTAGGAGTAGTAGGGTCCAGGCGATGCGACGTTCTCGATCAGCGACCCGTTGAGGCGGATGCGCATCTTGACGATCGTACCCGCTTCCCAGGTCCGATACTCGGCGCTGGCTGCGATCGACAGGTCGGACAGCTCGACGACGATCGTCGCCTCGGCGTGGCGCTTTTTGCGCCCGGTCTTGGTGAAGCTGAGCGACGATGGCGGGTTGCCCACGCTGTAAAACTTCTGGACCACGCCGGTCGGGATGCTCCAGTCGGTCGAGATAAAGCGCCCGGTGATCTCGGTCGTGCCGATGGCGCTGGCGGTGTCGATCCAGAGCTGCATCGCGCCGGGCATCAGCAGGTCGCCGATGCTCTGCGCGGGCAAGCTGGGCGCTGAGACGCGCGTGGGGAACTTGCCGAACCCATTGACCGACCAGGTCGCCGCGTCGGTGCCCGTGGCGTCCGCGCTGATGGTCATGGTGTCGATCACGCCAAAGGCGGCCTGGAAAATCTGCACGTTCGGGTCGCCCCAGTACAGCGTCGCGGTCTTGATGTCGTCCGAGGTCATGGTCGGCGAGAACGTCCAGAGCCGCGTCAGCACCCCGTTGGTCGGGGTGGTCGGTGACGAATTGGCCTTGACCAGCATATTGAACAGCAGTGGCGCGTAGTTCGGGTCGGCGCCGCTGTCGCCCTGCCAGGTGCAGCCCTGCCGCACGACTTTGGAGCGGTAGAACTCGGCCAGCGTGCCGCGCGCCTCGGTCGGGCGAAAGAACTCCTGCGTCGGCGTGATCATGCCCTGGAGCGGCAGGTAGTGCGTGGGCGGGGTCACAGCAGTGCCGCGCGTCGTCTCCAGCGCTGCGGCGAGATACTCAAAAGGGATTTCAGCTGCTGGCATTTACTTACGCTCCTTTGTCCTCGCTCGGGCGCACAGCCTTGTCGGCTTTGGGCCGGGCAGCTTTGCGGTAGAACGGACTATCTTCGATCGACCGCCTGAGCCACTCGGGCAGCGACTCAAGGTCGGCCTGGGTCAGGTTGCGCAGCGGCACGCCGGCGTAGTGGTCGCCGCTCGGGTTGGCGCTGGCGTCGTAAAAGAACACCACATCATCGCTGCTCATAGCCCACCTGTCTTGTATTGGAACTTCTCAAAGGTGTCCGAGTAAAAATCCAGCACCCGGCACAGCGCGCCGCCGATGGTCGCGAACCCCGCTTGACACTCCGCGATGCGAGCGATACCGCCCGAGTAGCTCGCGCCATTCGAGACGAGCCGCCCGCCCAGCTGCGGGTCGCTGTCGACCGCGGCCGGCACCGCGTTGACGTAGGGAACCACCTCCAACTCGGCCGCCTTCGTGTCCTGCCAGCGGAAGCACAGCCGGTGCAGGATGCGATAGCGCAGAATGACCACCTGGCCCACCGAGGGCCCGCGCCCGTCGATGCCGCCGCGCTCGAAACGGTCGAGCAGGCTATACAAGGTCGGGAAGTCCTGGATCGAGGTCGGCTCGTAATCCAGGATGCGGTTGGCCAGCAGCCCGTTGACCGTGGCGAAGCGCTCATGGAGGCCGGCGACGACGGTGGCATAGCTCACGATGCCACCTCGTCAAAGTAGGCGCTCCCGGCGTCCTGGAGGATCTTCAGGATCTCCTGCCGGCTGTCCTCGATCCCTTCCTCGAAGAAGGGCCGTGCGGCCATGTACTTTGTGCCATAATGCACATATGGCGCGTAGGTCACGTTGGTCCCCAGGTAGCCGCGCTCGCCGGTGCTTTCCACACGCGTCGTCTCGCTGCGGTGCAGGTCGCCGGTCTTGACCGGCGTGCGCATCTGGCTGTGACGGAGCGCGGTCAAGACCACGCGCTGCATGATGTCGTGCTTATGCCGGGCCCACGCCTCGGGCGTGATGCGCCTGGCCAGCTCCTCGGGCGTCAATGAAACACCTCGACAAACTTGCGGCGAATGTTCTGGAGGATCATTTTCTGCTGGGCGTTGAGCCCCGCCACGAACCGCACGGCGCCGCCGCCGTCCGCCCCGATGATCTCCGAAAAGCCGCCTTTGTCCTTGCTGCGCCACATATTGACCGCCAGCTCCAGCGCCAGTTCGACAATGTCGTCCGGCACCGGGCCATAGCCCCAGATGGCGGTCACGCGATACCACGGGTAGGACCCCCAGCCGCCGACGCCCAGCAGCTGCTGGCCACTCCAGCCCAGATCCCGGTACAGGTAAAACCTGTCCAGCTCGTCCCAGTCGGTCAGCGTCGTGAGCGTCTCGCCCGTCGTGCCCTTGAACAGCACGCCCGCCACGCTCGTGATTGACCCAGCCTGGTAGGGCGGGAGCTTCAGGTAGACGCTCGGCGCCTCGGGCGCTAGCACGTCCTGACTGGACGCCGCGCCATACGCCGCGAACGACCAGCCGAGCGCGGTGTCGATCATCGCCGTCGCCCGCGCGCCCATCGCGTCCAGCAGCTGATCATCCGCCGGGCCGGTCGTGGCCTGCGGCAAGTAGGCGCGCAGCTGGGTGTGCGTGACGTAGGCGGCCACCATCTCACCTCAAAAGTTCGTCCAGTTCCGACTCGGCCGCCTCGGCGGTGTGATAGTCTGGACCGACGTACTCAGCGAATGGGCGCCAGAGCCCGGTCCCTCCGAGCCTGGCCACGCGCACACGCCAGCGGCCGTACTCGGCCACGCGGCTGTCGGCGCTGTCGGCGTCCCAGGTCCACCGCGGCGCGGCGGCGACAGCTTCCTCCAGCTCGGGCGCCGGCTCGAACACCACGGGCTCCACCTCCACCTCGGGCTCGGGCGCGGCTTTGTGTCTGGTTGCCACTCAGGTTCCTTTCGCTTGGGGCGCTGCTCTTGGGCAGCGCCCCACGGCTCACCGTCAGACTAGGCCGTGCCCTCTGCCGGGCTGATCCACAGCTCGCCGGCGATCGTGCCAGCCAGCGCGTTCGAGATCGGCAGCTTGGCCGCGTGGGCGTTGTACTGGATGGCGACCGCCCACTCGATCACGGTGGTGGTGCCACGCAGCGCGGCGGCGCGCACATAGCGCTCCTGGGGCCGGTGGAGGTCGATCCAAACGATCTCGTCCGAGGCGCCGACTGTGACGGATGTGCCCGCCAAGTCCGCCGCGTCCGACATGTTCGAGGCCTGGCCCTGCTGGGCCTTCAGGGTGTTGTTGTTGGCTGCGGTGCTGTACTTGATGATGAACAGCACGCTGTCAAAGCCCGCCATGTCGACCGTGTTGCCGTTGATCGTGGTCGTGCCGGTGGCGGTCGTCGGGATATGCTCCAGGATCTTGCAGCTGTTCGATAGGTTCATGGACATACTCCTCATCAGATGCCTGGTGAGCGGCCACAGGCGCCGCCCCAGCTTGTGACGTATCGCCGAAGCGTTAGGCCTGCTTCAGCCGGACAAACGCTTCCTCCAGCACGGGCATCCCGTCGACCTCTTGGCGGGCGATGTAGCCGTTCTGGTTGGTGGCCGCGTACAGCTCGGTGAGCACTTGCAGCTCGAAGTCGAGCGCGTCGACGATCCAGTAAAAGCTGAAGTCGCCGATGATCATCGTGTACAGCCCGGTGGTGATCGTGTTGGGCGCGTACTCGCTGATTTTGTAGGGCACGTCGACCAGCGTGGGCGGAAGCCCGCCGGTGATGCCGCCGCCCGGTCCCAGGCCAGGGCTCCACAAATAGTTATTTGTGGTGTCCTTGAGCTTGCGGATGGTCTTGAGGATCGTGCGGTGCAGCAGCCAGAAGGTCGTCGGCCGGTCCCAGTACGCTGCCTTGAGCGTGTGCTTCACCTCCAGCACATCGTCGGCGGCGATCGCCGTCGCCGAGCCCGCGGTCACGTCGCGCGCGGTCGAGATGCCGTTGGTCGACGCGACATACACGCCCAGGGGCTGGCTGGCGCCGGTGCCGACGAGGAAAGCCTTTTCCTCGGTGATGCCGAACTTGTAGGCCAGGCGCTGGGAGACGACCCGCTCGGCGTCGATCACGTTCTGGCGCAGCAATTTCTTGCTGATCTTGATATTCTTGGCCAGCGGGTAGGGGCGCAGCTCACGCTTGCCGAACGGCTGCACGGTCGAGCTGCTGCCGGTCGATAGTTCGCTGGTCCAGTCCGCATCCTCCAGGTCGGTGTCCAGCGCCGCGGCGCCGAGGCTCTCGGCGGTCGTGACCTGGAACTTGGTGGCGGCCTGGCGGATAAAGACCATGTCGTCGACGAACTGGATGAACTGGCTGACCAGCTGCTGCGGAGCGACCAGGTAGCCGCCGCCGGTGTCCGAGCCTGCCAGCAGGTCCTTGCGCTCGATCCCGCGCCGGGCCAGGTCCTTGCGCTCGATCTCGCCGCGCACGACCTCGGCATCCTGCTCGGTGAATTTGATGCTCATCGTCACGTTGCCGTGGTTGCCGCAGAGCTTGGCGCGCAGGTCGGCCTTCGCCTGGCGCCGGATCTCGCTGTCGGTCCGCACCGCCGTGTTGGGCTTGGCGCCCGGTCCGAGCGCGTTGGTGGGCCGGTTCAGGTCGGTGATCAGGTCCTGGTGCTCCAGGGCCTTCTCCATGCGCTTCGCCTCGGCGGTCTTGGCGTCGAAGGCGTCGGAGAGTTGATCGAACTCGGCTTGCTTCTCAGCCGGCCATTCCTTGCCGTCGTAGGTGTCCAGAATGACGCGCATCTGGCCATACAGCTCGGTGGCCTGGTTGTAGAGTTCCTGAATCTTGTGTTTCATGGTCTGCTCCTGCGAATACTGTCCTGTAGCGACGCGAGTGCCCGGCCGGCGGCTCGCATTTGTGCCGCTCGCGCGGCCTGGGACATACGTACAGGAGTGAGTGCAGGCGCAGACTCTGGCGCTGCGGCTCGGCTCTTGCCGTCGTCGGCGGCGTCTCCCTCGTGGGCGAGTGCGCATTTCGCCCCGAGGTCGGTCATGATGTCGTGGACACGCTGGAGGCGGCCCATATACCGCTCATCCATCGTGCTCGACTTGGTGATTTGAGCGAGGAACTCGGCGATCTGCTTGAGCGCGGCGTCGGGGTCGTACTTGGCCAGCGCCTTTATCGCCTGGACCTCGGTGAGGGGGTTCATGCCCAGCGGCACCGGGCTGATCTCATAGAGCTTAACCTCTTTGAGCATTCGGATGCCGTCGCCGCGATACTCGGTCTTGTCGCCGATCGACTCGAAGCCGATCGAGCCCTCGGTCAGCGCGCCGTCCCGCATCAGCTGCCAGGCCTCATTCCCCCAGAAGCTGGCCAGCGTGAGGCGCCCCTTCGCATACAGCCCGTGGGTGTCCTCGGCCAGCACGTCGGGCGGCGGGCCGATCAGCTTCGACCAGTCATGGCCGAAAAAGACCTTGATGCGGCTTTTCCCC